CTTGCCAAGCAGAGGGTCACGGGTTCGAGCCCCGTTCTCCGCTCCAATATGCCCTTGTAGTCCAACTGGTAGAGACGATGGATTTAGGTTCCATGCGTTGCGGGTTCGAATCCTGCCAAGGGCACCAATCATGTCAGAATAGCTCAGTTGGTAGAGCGACGGTCTCATACGCCGTTTGTCGCAAGTTCGATCCTTGCTTCTGACACCATCCTAACTTAGTGTTGTTGGTCAGCACGGCTGATTGTGGATCAGCAAGACTAGGTTCGAATCCTAGAGTTAGGACCATACTACATAGTAGTGTAAAGAAATTATAGGATGCATCATGTTCACGTTTTTTCACCGCAGAACTAAAGTTGTATTTGACTGTTTTACTGTAAACAGTATGGCGTATAACTATACCCCAATTACACTAGGAGTTCGTTCTTATCCAGACTGGTGGAAAGCACTTCCAAATCCAAAACACGTTGATGTTGATACTCCATCAATCAAAAATATGAAAAGATGTTTTGGATTTACCGAGCTATTCAAGCGTTCATTTGTATTGAATTCTTGGTGTGATATGCACTTCAGAGTTACTCCAGATGACGGTTATAGATATTATGTTTCAGGAGGAGATGTACCTTCAGAACATAATAAGGAACAATACGATGGTTCATTCAATGGGTATTATCATACCAAATTGGTAAGCCCTTGGTATATTGTTGAAAAAGACGCTGTCCCTTGCGGTTTTATCGCTGCAGATTATCATCACGATCAATATAACTTCAAGATTGTTCCTGGTATAAATCAGTATAAAGATAACTCTTCGACAAATGTCAATATCATGTTACCAAAACTAAAACAAACATATGACTTCTTTATTCCAATCGGAATGCCGTTAGTTCATATTATTCCTCTTGTCGAAGATAAAAAGATCGAAGTAAAAAATCATCTGGTTACTATCGATGAGCTTGATAAGATAAGAAGAACTCCAAACATATTTACTGGATTTCATAGTTTATTGAATTTGAGAAAGAAACAAGAAGAACAGACAAAATCTAAGTGTCCATTTCATTTTGGGTAGACTGCAGAGACGGTGGACTGCGACGGACTGTAAATCCGTTCCTTATAGGCGTTGGAGGTTCGAATCCTTCTCTACCCACCATATTTGCTTCGGTAGCTCAGTTGGTAGAGCATGGGATTGAAGATCCTAGTGTCGGTGGTTCGATTCCATCCCGAAGCACCATTTACGGAGCGTGGGCAGGACGGTAATGCAGCGGTTTGCTAAACCGTAGAACCGCAAGGTTCAATTGGTTCGACTCCAATACGCTCCGCCATATATAAAAGATGACAAAACTAAATCTGTTCTCAACTCCAGTTATTGTATTTGATGTGCCTTTTCACGAAGAAATTTGTGAAAGGATTATTCATTTTTCCAACTCAAACTTCTTTCCGTGGAAGAAGCAAGTATCGCTCTGGGATATCAAAGATAGAGATCCTGCTATTGCTAGACTACATGATTTTTATCTAGACTGTGCTTCCCAATACTGCAATTCGATTTTCAATACTGAAGAGTTTCTACCAGATTCGTTTTCTCATGTAATGGGCTGGATCAATACGAATTCAAGAAATGGTTGGACACGACCCCATAATCATAGAGCGACTGAACTTACCGGAACATATTATATCAAAGTTCCAGATAATAGTGGTTCTCTTATGTTGGTCGATCCTCGTCCAGGATTGAATTGGATCCGTTACAATGGTAAAGATTATACAGAAAATATGTATGAAATAAAGCCAAAAAACGGACAACTTATCATGTTTCCTGGATGGCTTTTACACTATGTTGATATAAATCGCTCCTCTGAGGAACGTATATCACTTACTTCCAATATAAATATAAGAAGATAACTGCTCTGATTGACTTCGCTATGATGTTGATGACTTATCATCGTCCACACATAGGGAGGTCAAATGAACAAGTTTTTAGCTGCTACGGCGGCTCTATTTGCGTTTGTCGGTATAGCATCGGCGCAATCCACAGATTACTCACTAGGAGCCAGCGGTTGGACTAATGGTCCTGCTGGCACAACAACATATACTGGAACTCAAACCATCAACGCAGGTGGAACGAACTGGGCAATCAGCCCATATACGGGTTCCACGATGGTCGGTCTTACACCAACTAATCCAACAGCAACTTACAACGCAATGACGACTGCGCTCGGAATGAGCTCAGACTCTGTAACTGCGCTCTCAGGTGAGATTGCTGCGCAGAATCCGCAAGGTGGTGGTAACATCACTAATGCTGCATGGATCTATAAAGACTTTCCACTTGCAGCTGCTACTAAGTTCTCGATGTATTGGGTTTACACATCGACCGACTACGTTCCGTTCAATGACGGTTCTATCACAACATTCGTGAACACAGGAAACGCAGCTGCGCTTGGTAAGATCAATAATGTTCTTACACAATACATCCTGCTTGGTGCTACAAATCCAGGAACGGGTAACTATTCAACTGGCTCTTACGGTTCAACTGGTTGGCAGATCGTCAACTACGAAGCTGTAGATGCTGGAACGTATCGTCTTGGTTTTGCTTCATTCAATCAGGGTGACACAGCATTGTCTCCTGTTCTGTATGTGAACGATGGTTTGGGAACTGTAACTAAGAATGGAACTACGTTCGGCGCTGTTGCTCCTAACAATCCAAACATGCCGACAGTTGATCCTACGCCTACACCACCAGCAGCTCCAACAGTTGTAAGCACTGCTCCTACTGATCCTACAGTAGTAACAACTACAACAAACGGAGCGCCATCGACATCAAATCTTGTTGTTGATAGCAGCACCAATAATGGTAAGACGCTTGGTGTAACTAAAGCGATCACACCACTTACAGCAACTCCATACACGATTACAACTGTAACGACTCCAAAGGTTATTCAAACTTGGAGCGATAACACAACCACAACTATCGTAGATCCAAACAATCCTGCAACTACAACGACGCAGACTGGAACTGCTTATCAGTTTGGTAATACAACTTCTACTACGAAAAATGTGTCTGCAACTGGAACAGCCGATTCAATCAAAGCAAAAAATATGAATCTGTTCCTCGTTGATCCGTTGTCACAAAATGACGGAACGTGGGCTACTCCATATGCTGGATACATTTCTTCTGTAGGAAACTATCGTATGAGCGGCGCTGCTTTTGGTTGGCAGAAAACTGTTGATAACAACTCGTTCGGTATGGCTGCTAACATGATGTATGGTAGAAATGGAAATCAAGCATACTCTTCAACAGAATCAGACTCCTACTCTGGAACTGCTTATCTGTTGTCGAAGCAAGCTAGTGTTTGGTTGAAAGCTGCTGTTGGTTACGGTTCAACTGACCATAAGACAACGACAGCGATTCCTGAATTTGCTATGACGAATTCATCGAAGGTGAATCAGAACAACTACTATGCTGATCTTGGCGCCTACTCTGCTGGAACACTATATGGTATCCGCGCAGTTGGTGGTGTAATTATCAACTACAGCGACCTGAAGGGAACTGAAACTGGTTCTCCGCTTCTGTCAACTCTGCCAAAGAATGGTGGAACGACAAAGGTATCGCCATATGTTGGTGCTCGTTACGAAAACGGCAAAGCTGCTGTGGAAACAAGAATATATACTAATACAGAATATAAGACAGTCGTAAGCACGAAGGCTTCTATCAACCAGCCAATCACAGATAAAGTTTATCTGAACGCAACGGTTGGTGTTGACAAGGCAATCGGCGCAAAGTATAATAACGTATATGGTCTCATTGGATTGAAAATCATATTCTAAATATCAGTGAAGTGTTACGGTAGCACATCGGTCTCCAAAACCGAGGGCGAGGGTTCGACTCCTTCCACTGGTGCCATTTTTGGGATAGTATATTATGGTTGCACAAAAAGATAAAACGAGACTGATCTATAAGAATATCTGTTATCCATACAATACAGAAAGAGTATCTGAGTATCTCAGACTAACTTCTTTAGATCAGTCTCGTGGTAAACTCGTAATGGTTTCTATTCCAGTTGAGTGGTGTATAGATGCTGCCGATGAAATAGACAATCTAAAAAAACGAATTGTTGAACTTGAAACATTATTGATAGATAAAGATAATAATGAAAAACATGAATCTTGATGAAGTGCGTGAGTTTATTCGGAATTGCTCCGAGTCTTCTTGCGTTTATATTGGTGCAGATAGTGCTCGTTACTGCGGCAAGGATAATTTGTGGTATGCAGATTACACCCTTGCCGTGGTGATTCACTACGATGGTTCTCGTGGTTGTAAAGTCTTCGGTCGTGTAGAAAAAGAACGCGACTTCGACCAGCGTATGGATCGCCCAGCATATCGTCTTATGAATGAAGTCTATAAAGTTTCACAGCTTTATATGGATCTCGCTGAAGCAATCGGTGATAGACATGCGGAAGTTCATCTAGATATCAATCCAAATATAATCCACGGTTCTAGTTGCGTTTTACAGCAAGCGATTGGCTATGTTAGAGGTGTATGCAACGTAACACCTCGTGTCAAGCCAGATGCTTTCGCAGCTTCTTACGCAGCTGATAGATTGAAGGAGATTTTAGTCGCATGATCACATTCGAAAACTTTGTCATGAAATTTGACGGATTCATGAATAATGAAGAATGTCAAAACTTTATCAATGTATTTGATAGATTCCAAAATTCTGGGCTGACAATCAATCGTCAGCAACAGGGCACACCAAATACAATGAAAGATGACGATCAGTTGTTCTATTCATCTCTCTTATCAGAACAAGAACTTGATATTTCTGATATGACTCCTTTTCATACTTTCGCTAATCGTTTTTGGGAAACAGCATATCCAGCATATATCCAAAAATATAATGTTGTTAGCCAAATTGCACATCATACAATTCGTTATACAAAGATACAAAAAACTGCAGTTGGTGGTGGTTATCATGTTTGGCATAATGAAGACGATAGTGTCGGAAATATGCGCCGCATAATGACATACATTCTATATCTCAATGATGTAGAAGAAGGCGGAGAAACCGAATTCCTTTATTACCCAAAACGCATAAAGCCAACAACTGGAACTCTGATTCTATGGCCTGCTGGCTACACTCATGCTCATCGTGGCAACCCGCCAATTAGCAATACCAAATATATTGTTACTGGCTGGGTCGAAATGACTTGACAATTACCCCTATTGGCGTTATAATCAATATTGTCAATAGGGGTCAGATATGGCTATTCTTCCGATTTACTATACCACAACCAACATGCGTAAGCGTAAGTCTCGTAAGCCAACACAGGCTATGATTGAATCACAACGCCTTACACAAGAACTTCTCTCTAAGGTTGGTTATCGTAAGCCAACTAAATCCACCAAGAAGTTTTCGTATTCTCTCTCAGTTGAGTCCAATGCTGCTCCGCTGTCTAATACCATTCCCGGTGGTACTGCAGCCAAGAAAGATATCCGCAACGATCACAAATGGAAACGCGATCACGAAGAGAAGCCAGAAACAATCAAGGCTATCGAAGAGAAAGCTATGCGTGTGGCTCCTGCTTATAACAAAGGCGCGACACAATATATTACAGATGGTACCGAAGCAAAGTATCTTGGAAGGAAAATCTAATGTGGACTAAGGAATCTATTACAGAGGAACTCCATAAGCGCATTCTGGATATCCAGTTTGTAAAGAAGGACGGCTCTCTTCGTGAGATGCGTTGCACTCTGAAAGAAGAGTATCTACCGACCGCAAAAAAAGAAAGCACAAAGAAGGATAATCCCGATGTGCTTACTGTTTGGGATATAGATAATGATGGATGGAGATCCTTTATTGTGAAACAACTAGTATGGGTAGGTGAACCTAATGACTAAACTGAATATCTCTGGACTCAAGGAATCTTCTTTGCCTATGGAAGAACTTGGTCCTGCACAAAATGGTACATACGAACATCTCGGTTCGCAGGGCGGTACAGAGCAAATGGTTGCTGGCTTGAAGCAGCGCTTGCCTGCTGACTTGCTGGATCAGTTCAATATCATCTGCTCTCGCGTGCGCGATGAGAATATTAGCACGACCAAGAAGAACATTCTCTGGCTACACGATACTTGGGATGATCCTGAGTCGGAGCATCTAAGAAAGAAGGAATCGCTTGATCGGTTTGAGAAACTAGTTTTTGTTTCCAACTACCAACAAGCTACCTATAATATAGGTCTTGGTGTTCCGTATTCAAAAGGCGTTGTTTTACAGAATGCTATTGTTCCTATCGAACAACATGAGAAACCTAAAGATAAGATCAATATCATCTATCATACAACTCCGCATCGTGGTCTCGAATTACTCGTTCCTATTTGTGAATTCCTTGCTGCACGAGGTGTAGATTTCCATCTCGATGTTTACTCGTCGTTCGGAATCTACGGATGGCCTGCTCGCGATGAACCATATCTTCCATTGTTCGAACGTATCAAAAAGCATCCGAATATGACATATCATGGTTGGCAACCTAATCATGTTATTCGTGAGGCTCTGAAGAAAGCGCACATCTATGCATATCCAAATATATGGCCTGAGACAAGTGCAATCTCTGTTATCGAAGCCATGAGTGCTGGTTGTAATGTAATCTGTCCAAACTTTCAAGTGCTGCCAGAAACATGTGCTAACTTCGCTGTCATGTATAACTGGGAAGAAGATAACAATAAGCACGCCAATCAGTTTGCTGGTATTCTGAATATGGTTATTGAAGGGTATTGGGCAGACTTCAATCAACAACGCCTAGGTTTCCAAAAAGCATATTTCGATACGTTCTATAATTGGGATACACGAGCCAATCAGTGGCAAGATTTCCTTCAATCCCTAGCAAATAGACCGGCTTGACATTTGTTAGCCAACAGACTATAATAGACATAATCAAAGGAGCGACTTATGGCTAAGAGTCTGTTGTCTGTCAAGGTAAAGAAGCGCAAAACAATCCTCCCTCGTGGTGCAGACGCCAGACATCTTGGTGCTGAACCCACTTGGGAGGATTTGCAGTTTCTCAACGAGAGTGAACTGCTTGTCCGCGAGATGGCTGCGCTAAATTGGTATAACTATTTCTTCGACGCCAAAGATGCACGCAAGTTCATCTTGGAGTTTATGGAAACGGTAAATATGCCAAAGGTTACGATGACAATGTTCAATCGTTTACCTGACTCCCAGATCAATAGCACGACATCTGCTCTGGCTCGCATGTATGTTATGGGTTGGGAAGACAGCGAGCGTCGAAAGAAGGTTGAGTCCCGCATCATGGATTTGTGTCGCAAAGGCGCAGACTTGGTTGCTGAAGATAAGAAGCAAGCCGCAGTAAAGGCAGTCGTGCCACAGAAACTCCCTGTCAACGAACTCATCAACAACATTGAACAGATGATCGACGAGGAATCAGAATCACTTTCTGGTTTCTATGAATGGCTCAAGAATCGTAATGCAAAACCGACAGACGTGCGCGGCGTGATTGATTATTATGCTGGTTGGTTTGCGGAACTGGTAGAAGCATCAGAACGCAATGCTGATCCACAGCTCAAGGAAGCATATGCTTATATGACCAAGAAGCAGCTCAAAGAACGAGTCGATCTGTTCTCTGGTATTATTGCAGACTGCGAATCCTATCTGTCGAATAGCCGCAAGTCGGTTGTGCGTAAGCCGCGCAAGACCAAGCCTAAGACTGCTGACAAGCTTGTTGGTAAGCTGAAGTTCCAGAAAGAACATACAGAGCTGAAGATCGTATCGGTCGATCCGACCAAGATCATCGGTGCACGTGAGCTGTGGGTCTTCAACACTAAATATAATGTCTTAGCTCACTACATATCGGATCAAGGTCTGTCCGTCAAGGGAACTACGCTTCAAGGTTTCAATGAAGAAGGTTCTCAGCAAAAGAAGCTGCGCAAGCCAGCAGACACTCTCCCGCTAATTACTGGTTCAACAGCTAAAGCTGCAGAACGCGCATTTGAAAACCTCAAGACAAAAGAAGCATCAACCAATGGACGTATCAATGAGTTCACCGTCATCCTCAGGGCAATCAAATAACAACATTGTAAGGTTCCCTAAGAAGAACACTCGCATTGTTCCGCCAGCAATCGATGAGGCAGCGCGTGAGGCTACGCAGCGTACATATATCGACGAAGTTACGGAAGCTTATGCCACGCATAT